ATGGATCATTGAACTGGCTAGTGATCGTCAAGGGTACATTGATCAAGGACAGAGCGTTAATACATTCTTCCCTGCAGATGTGCAGATAAAGTATTTACACGCTGTTCATTTTATGGCTTGGAAACTTGGATTGAAAAGCCTGTACTACCTACGTAGTGACAAGATACGTAAGGCAGAAAAGGTTGGCAGTGCAGTGGAGTTAACTTCTATTGACTTGTCTGCCTTGGTAAGCGGTGAAGGCTGCTTAGCCTGTGAAGGTTAATTTAGAAACACACGGAAACAATTATGAAAAAAGATTTAACACAAGAGCGTAGCTCATTCAAACCCTTTATGTTCCCTTGGGCATATGATGCATGGCTACAGCATGAGCAGAGTCACTGGCTGCACACTGAAGTTCCAATGGGTGAGGACTTGAAGGACTACCAGAAGAAGCTGGGCACTGATGAGCGGGAGTTCTTAACAAAGATATTGCGCTTCTTTGTGCAGGGTGACCTTGACATTGGTGATGGCTACTACACCCACTACATCCCAGCGTTCAAGCAACCTGAAGTAAGGATGATGATGAGTGGCTTTGCTGGTCGAGAGGCGTTGCACGTAGCTGCCTATGCCCACCTCATTGAGACACTGGGTCTACCAGAAAGCACATACAACGAGTTCCTTCAGTATGGTGAGATGGTAGAGAAGCATGACTACTTTAAGAACCTTGATGATCTACCTATGGCTGAAAAGATTGCAACGATCTCAGCCTTTGGTGAAGGTATGCAGTTGTTCTCCTCCTTTGTTATGTTGCTGAACTTTGCACGTAACGGTAAGATGAAAGGGCTGGGACAGATCATTGCTTGGTCTGTAGTGGATGAGACAATGCATGCAGAAGGTATGATTAAAGTCTACCGTGAATGGGTTAAACAGAACCCCAGTGATAGTAGTGCAGCTAACATTAAACAGATCTGCCGTAACATGGTAGAGCTTGAGGATAAGTTTATTGACTTAGCCTTTGGCATGTGTAACATAGATGGCTTGACAGCAGAAGAAGTTAAGCAATACATTCGCTACATTGCAGACCGCCGTTTAATAAGCATGGGAATGAAGGGTGTGTTTAAGATAAAGAAGAACCCACTGCCTTGGGTTGATGGAATGTTAGGTGTAAGTCACACCAACTTCTTTGAGCAGCGTGTAACAGACTATTCCAAAGGTGCAACTAAAGGTACATGGGATGATGTTTGGGGCAAAGCTGCATGAAGGTCACCAACTTCGTTGTTGGTAAGGAGTCAACGGGTGTCTTGTATTACTACAAGATGTCTGTTGTCATTGAGGAAAAAGAGTATACTGTAGCTGAAAGCTCAGAAGCTTACATACCTTTACATATGATGCAAGGATATCTCACTGATAAAATATTAGCCCAACTCCGACAGACCCTTATAACCCAACTAGAAGAACTAAACAATTAATGGCAACACGTAAACGAACTACCATTGAAACTGTACCACCTCGTATGGATGCAGTACCTAAACCACAACATGGACTTAAGATGCGGGGTGAAGATATGCTTCGTATCAAACCTAAGACAAGTAAACAACGAGAGTTCTTTGACTCTTACACACAGGGCTTGTACTTCGGTGCATTGTCAGGTGTAGCAGGTACAGGTAAAACTTACATTGCTTTCTTTAAAGCCCTTGAAGAAGTGATGGACAGAACCAACCCGTACCAGAAGCTGGTAATAATCCGTAGCTCTGTACAAAGCAGAGAGATGGGACACCTGCCGGGAGATGCCGCTGAGAAGATGAGCATGTTTACTGAACCCTATAAGCAAATAGCTGCAGAGATCTTTAAACGTAAGGATGCATGGGACAGGTTGGTAGAGCAAGGATATGTTGAGTTCATCTCCACCTCATTCATTCGTGGCACTACCTTTAACAACTCCATCATCATCTTGGATGAGAGTCAAAACTGTAACATGCATGAGCTAGACACAATCATCACACGTGTTGGTCATACATCTAAGTTCTTTCTCTGTGGCGACTACCGTCAGGTTGACCTACGGAAGAAGGATGATAAGAGTGGCTTGCTAGACTTCTTGACAATATTACGCAGCATGGAATCATTTGTAGAGATTGAGTTTGGTGTTGAGGACATTGTTCGTAGCAGCTTAGTCAAGGAGTACATCATTGCTAAGACAGTATGGGAGGACTCCTACAATGGCTATTAGTTACGGCTTACGTCAAGGCATAGGTCTTGACATTGAGTTCTCTGAGAGTACTCTGCACTATGTAGGTGACACTGACGATGAGGATGATGATGAGCTTGCTGTGTTCATAGGCATGATTGTTAAGATTCCATTCGTATACTTCTACTGGGGTGAATTCTATGTAAAGGGAAGTGAATGATTGAAGTAGAAATAACTGGTGACATGTTGGTCACAGCCAGAGACAAAGCGGCAGAGATGGGCCGTCTTCACAACTCAATTACCAGAGGGTCAGGCAACATTGCTGGCTTCTTAGGTGAAGCAATTGGACAGATAGTTATGGGAGGTGTCCTTGATAACACCTATGACTATGACTTAGTCTTGGAAGATGGAACTAAGGTGGATGTTAAAACTAAACAAACATCTGTTAAACCACTACCAGAATATGACTGTTCAATAGCCAACCTCAATACTAAACAAGCGTGTGACTACTACGCATTTGTTCGTGTTAAGAATGACTTCACTAAGGGCTGGTACTTGGGAGTGTACAAGAAGGAAGACTACATCAAGGATGCTACCTTCATGGAGAAGGGTCAGGTAGACCCCAGCAATAAGTATGTGGTAAAATCTGCGTGTTACAACATAAAGATATCGGCATTAAAGGAGACAATCAATGCAGTATAAACCAAACTTAAATGGGCTTAGTGCTCCTTTAAAGACACAGTATGGTCAAGGAGCTTATGCGTTTAGTAGGGGGTGGTTAACGAATCAGTATGATGCCACCACTCTCCTTGGTAAAGAGTGGCAACGTGGTTTTGATGCTGCTTTCTACCATACACAGGATGGTCATGTATCACCTGAGTATCAGAAGCAGATGCAGGACAAGCTCTTACAGCGGCGTTGATGTAAGAAAGGCCAGTAACGATGTGTTGCTGGCCTTTTCTTTTACCTACCGAAAGCTTTTCTAGTCTGTCTAGCTAGACCACCGCTTGCAAATTTACTTATAACAGATCCATAATCACCAGCTGTAATGGCTCTCATGTCCTCCAGTGTTACAGGTTGTCGTCCCTCTTGTCTAACAAACATATCATCAGCTGCTTGCCTCTTATCCTTTGGCATGTTCCTGTAAGCTAGTATGACTGGACCCGCTTCACCCATGTCTTCGTAAGCAAACAATGCCTCTTCCTTAGTGTCAGCAAATGCTTCTGTAATTCTAGCCTTCATGTCAGCTAGTTGAGCGTTCTTAGGTTTATCCTGATACTCTGGGTCACTCATTAACTCAGCAAGAGATTCACGCAAGAATGGACCAGCTGCCTTAACTCTCAAGTTGTCATACACCCTGTCACCACTACGTCTATAGACCTTGTATGGTTCTATGTTTAGACGCAACAGTTCATTCTGAATGGCATCAGTTGGCTCTGCTGGTTTCTGTCCAGTTAAGTAGCGTGTAAAGCTAGCATACTGTGGTGTTTCTTCTTGGAACAATGAGTCCTTAGATTGCAACAGGTCACGTACACCGGGAGTTTGTGAACCAGCCGCAGCTATAGCAGCATCAGCGAATTCATTTAAACCAAAGTCATTTGCTAAACGGGTAGGTGCTCTACTATCCACTTGTCTATAGTCTTCACTCATCAAGTTGTACAGGTCATAAAAGGGGTTCATAAAGTTGTCAAACCTGCTAGCAAAGTCACCAACAAAAGCACCAGCTTTACGTGCTGTTGGTCCTTCAGTTATACCTTCTTCAACCATGTCCTTCAAACTATCCAACACCGTCTGTTGTGTACCACCCTGCCTGCCCCATCCTGCAAGTATCTCCATAAACCTACTACCATCAAAGTCTCTAACACGGCCTAGCTCTAATAGCTCACCAGCATTTAATAGTGCTTGCTTTTCACCCGGTACAGTTTCCTTTTCAGCAGCAGTATAATATTCTTTTGCCTCTGCTGCTCTTTCCTCTGGACTCATAGCCAATGTATAGTACAAGCTCTTAGCCATGTCCTTCATAATGAGAGAGACCTCTGCCATAGCATATACAAAACTTATTGGTGCAAGGTTGCTGATGTCAGACACCTCACCCTTAGAGTTTCTTGTCCGGTAGAAGGGTAGGTCTGCGTTGTTTTCCCTATCAACCATAGCACCTACAATGATACCTGAGCCAATGCTTCCCTCTATTACCTTGCGTCTTCCTTCATAGGCAATGCCTGAAGCTTCATACAAAGCGTTCTGAGCTTCCTTACCTTTACCAGCAGCTGCTAGTTCATCTGCTTGTTTACGTAGCTTTGCTGCCCTGCTAAATTCCAACATGCCACCAACTGCACTAGACGGTGTCATCCTGTATGAGTAGCGTAAGCTGTTTAAACCAAACCTGTAGAACGGCATGATAATGTTCATTGGAACTTTAAACAGGTTGTTGCTGTTAACAACACTCACCAGTTGTGAAGCTGCGTT